AATGAACCGAAAATACATTAAAGAGTTTCAGCGGGAATACAATAATCTCTTTGCTGAGGTAGATGGTATTATGCATGGATTAGGGCAGGTTGCTAGGTTCACAGGAGTGTCTGACATACATTTTACATTTTTGTCTAAGTTAGGTTTTTATCGACCTGGATTGTTTTCCAATGCTATTTTTATGAGGAACCCTATTCGTATGGTTCTGGGGTCCAATTACTATCCAACCATAAATAATAAAATGACACCTGCTCAACATGCTCAAATAGTGGCTATAGGACAAGCAACATCCGGAGTATACATAGATATTGTTCAAGCCATTGTGAAGATGAGGCTCGATGTGGTTGATAATAAGTACACCGAAAAGACAATTGGAAAAGAGCAGCTGGCAGTATACTTGAACAAGTTTTCAACAAAAATGCATCATAATGAAATTATGTATACAGACTCTGATAATTTACTCTTGTTAACCATGGATAAGCTAGTAGATTGTAATGCCACAATTGCATCAATGGTGGAGGGCAGTATGTATTTGTTTTATGAAAATTGGATGAAGAATAAATACAAGGATGAAATTCGGGCCAGCGATAGAGATATGGTATTGGGGATACCCACTAATTATTCATTGAACTCTCAAATCTTAAATTATAGGGGAACACTTGAGCTGAGAGACACACTATCCAAGAATAATGACATTTTTCAAGTGGCGGATAAAAATTACAGTTGTTTCACAAGTGAAACATTGCCATCAGAAAATATGGCAAGTCAAGCTGAACTGAAACAAAATTTAAAACCGGAAGATATCATGGACCTAGAGACGGCTAAGGCTCAAGGTTTTGTAGTACCAACTACAGTACCATTGTTCACGTCATCGGAGGTTATGGCAAATATGGTGGACAAAACCACCACGAAAACTGCAAGAGCACCACTGAAAGCTTCCATACAGAACCAAATGAAAATTTATAAAAAGAATTACCCTTGGATAGGGTATGTACCATATGGAAAGTTTCCAGCTATTAAGAAAATGCTAGATACTGGTAAAGTGAGTGGCCCTGACTTAGAGTATATGGCTAAATACTGGATGCCTCAACACCCAAAGCAAGAGATGATAGCAGCAGCATCCAAATTACTAGATAAGACTATATTCGGTTTCACAACCGTGCCTCAAACGAATTCTGCCCTAAAGCCTTATTATGACATCTCAGCAAAGGCAATAAAATATGTGAACATGAATCCTGGAATATTAAATTTAGAACTGCCTAGAAATTTCTTAATATGGCTCCAGAATAATTTGACTGAACAGCAATACAATGACCTCAATAATGCTATTCATTACTTGGTCCTTGATTATGATAAGGCTGATCGCCGTCTATCAGAACAAGATATGAAACCTGTATTGAAGAAGACTGTAGAAGCTTTTAGAGATTGGATAGATAATATATATATGGAGGAACAAATAACTATCCCAGAATATGACAATGTTGTCCAAGGGAATATCGATCACTTCCTGAAAGATATTATACAAGGTAAATTGGATATGAATACATATAAAAAGCTATATGATACGTTGCGCATTGGGCGAGATTTTGAAGAAGACAAGTACATAGATGCTTTATTACGTCCTTTTGCAGCTATGGATGCAAAGATCCCATGCATTGTTCCAATGCCTTCTTCTTCTTTCAAGATTTCTACATATTTAAC